GATCAAAAAATGATTTTTAAAGATCTAAGCTTTACTCAAGCTCATCAATCACGAAGGAGTGTGATTTTAGCAAAAGAGCTTCAAATCGTTTGTGAAAACGAAAAAATAAAAGAAAGCTTTGAGTATCTTTTCAATCCTGATTTATTAAGTCAAATCTTAGAAACCTATCTTTATGGGCTTAATGTATTTGAAGTTAATTACAAGTTAAAAGATGGTTTTTACTATCCAATCTTAAAACAAAGAGATTTTAGAAATTTTGGCTTTAATGAAAATGATGAGTTAGTTTATAATGGCAATGGCTTTGAAGAAATTGTGGAAGATAAAAAAGCAATTTATGGACTTTTTGGCTCTAATTTTTTATTTAAAAATGGCGATGCCTTATTAACAAAGCTTTATTTTCCAGTAAAGCTTAAAAATGCAAGTTTAAAGTTTTGGATGGAGTTTTTAGAAAGATTTGGTTCTCCTTGGGCAGTTGCAAAAACAGATAGCGATCCTGATGCACTAGCTTCTGAAATTCATCAAATGTTAAATGGCGATAGTGCGGTCATTGATAAAGAAGAAGAGCTTGATTTAATCCAGCCAAAGGCTAAGGCAAATTATAATGAAATAATAGATTACTTAGATAATCAAATAAGAAGCGTGGTTTTAGGAGCTAATTTAAGTTCTCAAGTAAGCGGAGGTTCTTTAGCGGCGGCTGAGTCACATAATCAAATAAGAAAAGATTTAGCCGCCCAAGATGGACAAATCGTTCTTTTTATTTTAAATCGTGCCATTAAGTTTTTCAAAGAAATCAATCATTTTAAAGATGAACTCTATGTGCAGTTTTTTAGCGAAGCAGAACCAAAAAGTGAGCTTTGCGAAAGGGATTTAAAACTTTTTAATATGGGCTTTTGCTTTGATGAAGAATACATTAAAAGCACTTATAATGTAGAAGGTGAGCTTATAAGAGAGACTTTAGAGAAAAAAGACTTTAAAGATTTAGAAAATGATAAAAAAGTCTTTGAAAACAAAGTAAAGTTTATACAAAAAAAGCCTATGGATAAAATTGATGCAGCACTTGAAAGTAAAGAGTTTAAAGTCATTGATGAGCAAATTAAAGAAAAGCTAGAACAAGCCTTTAATCAGCTTTTAAACGATTCTAATTCTTATGAAGAGCTTTTTGAAAACTTGCAAAAAGAGTTTAGCGATATTTCTATCAATATTTTAGAAGAGTTTATGTTTCAAGCTTTAGCTAATTCAAGTATTTTAGGCTATGGGGATTAAAAATGTTTTTTGGTAAGCCAAATAAGGCAATTGAATATTTACAAAGCAAAAAACCCCAAACTAGCTTTGATTATGATGAAATAATGCATGAAACACATAATAAAGTCTTTACCATTGCAAAGCTAAATGATTTAAATCTTTTAAAAGATATTCAAAACTCTTTAATAGAGGCTTTAAAAAATGGGGATAAATTTGAAACTTGGAAAAAGCAAATTACCCCAAAATTAAAAGCTAAAGGATGGTTTGGGGACAAAGTAGAGGTTGTAAACCCTAAAACAGGAGAAGTTAAAAATATCAAAATAGGCACTTCAAGACTAAAAAAAGTCTTTGAAACAAATATGAGAATAGCAAAAGCCCAAGCGGTGTGGGAAAACATTTTGCAAAGCAATAAAGAATATGTGCGTTGGATAAGCTTACTTCATGGCAATCGAAGAAAAGAGCATTTAGCCTTACATGGGATGATTTTAAGAAGAGATGATCCTTTTTGGATTAACAACCGCCCACCTTGTGGTTATGGGTGCAAATGCTCCATTCAAGGTGTAAGTGAAAGTGAATTAAAGCTTTATGGCTGGAAGCTTTCAAAGCAAACACCAGCTGATTTGGCGGATAAAAATTTTAACTACAATAAAAACTTAGGCGTAGAAAAGCTTGAAAAACTTTATAAAGAAAAGATAAGCCAAATAAGCCAAAACTTCATAAAGTTAGAAGCTTTAAGCTTAGCAACCAAGACAAAAGAGAATGCACAAAGTTTTCAAAGAGAAAAAGAACTCTATATTTGGCAAAAAAGCTTAGATGATATGGTGGATGAAGTCATCATTAAAGATAATCAAAAATATCCTATTAATTTTATACAAGTAGGTAAAATGGATAAAAGCACCAAAGAGTTTTTAGAAAAACTTAATAAAAAAGACTTAGAAGACTTATACTTTGCACTGAGCAAAAACAATCTTTTACACGCAAGTCCTAAAAGAAAGGCAAGTTATAATCAGGCTTTAAGTGTGGATGAAATCAAGCAAATTGTTAAAGTTTTAGATGAAGCAAAAGAAGTTTATTGGGATAATGCAAATAATTCTTTATTGTATTTCTTTAAAGATAAAAAAGATGCTAGTCGTATCAATAAAATTGTAATTACCCCTGATTATAAGCTAAAGAAGTTTGGTAAAACCAATGCAATAGTTACATTAGGAAAAGTAGAAGCGATTAATAAAGATAATAAGACATATATTAAGATTAGATAAGGCGGTGAGACTTGCACTCACAATACATACCCCAATTAATTTGGACTATCCTACTACTACATTTTAGGTATCAACCTTATCTAATTAAGATAATTTTAGCTTGATGAAACTAAAAAGGAGTTTAAATGGTTTTAGCTTTAGGAGAATTTGAGTTTAAAGCTTTAAATTTTGATAATTTAGAAAGAAGCTTAGAATATAACATACAAAGTCAAAATAGACTTAATAATCATAATGCTTTATTTGCAAGTTCTAAAGAAAGTGAAAAGATTAAAATACAAGGCAAAACCTTACCTTTAAAAGGAGATAGAAATACTTATTTAGATAAACTTGAGAATATGGCAAAAGAACAAAAATCTTATATCTTAACAGGGGCTAATGGAAAGTATTATGGTAAGTTTGTGATTTTAGCTTTAAATGAAAACAGAAGTGCATTTGTAGATGGAAGTGGCTTTGTAGCACAAAGCTTTAGTATGGATTTAGAAAGGGATTTTGATGAGTAAGATTTATATAGCCAAAAATAATGAAAGGCTTGATAGTATAGTCTATAAGCATTATGGGACACTTTTGTATTTTAATCAAGTTTTATTAGCCAATCCTAAGCTAGAACCTCTTTTAAAAACAGGAGATAAAGTGGTTTTACCTAGTATTGAGATTAAAGAAAGCAAGGAAAAGGCTTTATGGTAAGAAAACCTAAGTTTAAACTTATTGCCAAAGGTGAGGATATCACAGAAAAACTTTCTAAAAATCTTATTAGTATTAGTTATGAAGATAAAGAAAAATCTGAAAGTGATGAGATAGGTTTAAGTGTTTTTGGGCTTTATTCTAAGCCACTCTTTGGAGATAGTTTAGAGCTTTGGCTTGGCTTTGAAAAGCTTTATAAATGTGGAAGCTTTAGTGTGAATGTAGTGAGTAAAAACTATACTTCAAATACTACTGAAGTTAGAGCAAGTGCTATTAATTTTAGTGGAAAAGACAGCGTTAATATAAAAGAGAAAAAGACAAGAAGCTTTGAAAACACTACTCTTTTTACCATAGCAAGAAAAATCGCAAATGAAAACAATCTAAAAATCAAAACAAGTGGAGAGGATCAAAATATAGTAAGTATTTTACAAAATAATCAAAGTAATTTAGAATTCTTATATAGTATATGCTTTGATTATGGTTTTATTTGCTGTGTAAAAGAAAATACTTTAATCATTACTCCAAAAGATGGTAAGATTGGCGATAATGCTGCAAACATTACAAGTAAGAATGAAAATTTACCCTTATTTGAAATCGCTTTAAAGGAATGTATTTCATTAGAAATTTCAGAAAGTGCTAGAAATGAATATAGTGCCGTAATAGCAGAATGGCAAGATATAAATGAAGCAAAGATAAAAAGCATAAAAGTAGGAAGTGGGGAGAATATATATAAAATGCAAATCTCACAACCAAAAAATGATAATGAAGCTTTTAAAAAAGCGCAAGCAAAACTCAATGAGCTTCAAAAAGGTGGATTAAATGGAAGATGTGAGCTTATTGGGCGTGAAATAAGAGCAGGTGGAAAACTTAAGATTAAAGATATTAATATGGATCATTATGAATTTAGTATTAAAAGCGTGAGTCATAGTTTTAATGACCAAGCTTATATAATTAGCGTGGAGTTTGAGAGTTAAAACAAACTTGGTTCCAAATTTTCTCTTAATTCTTTAGTGATTAAATACACAGCATTTAAACTTAAGTCGTATTTTTTAGCACATTCTAAACTTGCATTTTTAGTGGTTAAACCTTGTTTTATAAGCGTTTTAAAATCCTCTTTTAATTCTTCATCTCTAAGTAGGGTTTTATAGCTTGGTATGTAAATATTTGCACCGCCAAATTCTTTTAAAATCTCTCGCTTATCGTTATTTTTCACAAAATCAATAAAATATTCAAAATAATCATTATTGCTAAGCAATGCTAGTCCTATTTGAGTGTTTTTACAAATTATAGCAAAAAAGCTAAATTTTATTTAGTAGGGTATAATTTACAAAACAAAAAGGAGAATAAATGAAAAAAATAATAAGCGTTTTAATACTTGCTTTAAGCTTATTAAATGCTAAAAGTTTTGGAGAAAGCAAAAAAGAATTAGTAAAACTTTATAATGATCTAGGAAGCTCTTACTGGTATGATTTTTATTGTCAAGCACCTTTTAAGGTTAATAAAAAAGGCAAATATATTAGTTTTAAAGTGATTAAAAGTGATTTATACACTCCACGCAATGAATATACTAAAAAAGGTAAAATCAATCAAAGAGCAAAACACATAGAATGGGAACATATTATGCCTGCACAAAACTTTGGAAAACATTTACCTTGCTGGAAAGAAGGTGGTAGAAAAGCTTGTCAAAATGATCCACTTTTTACTAAAATGGAAGCCGATAAACAAAACCTAGTTCCAGCCATAGGAGAGATAAATGGGGATAGAAGCAATTTTAGATATGCTGAGGCTCCTACTAATTTAAAATATACTCAATATGGAAATTGTAAGGTTTATACTGATTTTAAAGCAAAAAGATTTTATCCTGCAAATTATTCTAAAGGCTGGATTGCAAGAAGCTATTTATATATGAGCAAAACTTATAATATCAGATTATCCGACCAAGAAAGAAAACTTATGGAGGCTTGGGATAAACAATACCCTATAGATGAGAAAGAAAAAAGAATTAGAGAATTACTCTAATTCTTTGCAAACTTTAGCCACAATTTCATCTATATCAATAATCAAGCTTTTATCTTCTTCCTCAAAACTCTCATCAATTCTTTCTCTAATTACGCAAATCACATTAAGTAAAATCCCAAAATCTTTATCAGTTTTAATCTGATGAGTGATTCCATTATGCATTATTTCAAGGCTTGTTCTTTTTGCGGCAAAGGCAATTTGTGAGTGTTTTTCTATGCCTAAGGTTAAAAAAAACTCTGCATCGTAAGAATGTATTTCTAAAATCATTTTAATCTCCTTTTGTTTTGATGAGACAACATTAGCTTCGTTTGGCTTAATGTGTGCTGTTGTTTTCTAAATTTTTAAGCCCTAGGATAACTTTATTAGCATCTTCTATACTTAAATACCAAAGATGCAAAGGTCGCTTTTTTACAATATTATTAATAAACTCTCTTAAAGCCCACTGAGTAGGATTTTTAGCATTTTTACTCCAAATGGCTTGTATCATATTAAGTTGCTTTTTTGTAGCCCTTCCGCTTTTAGTGTTTTCTTTTTTAAAATACCTTGTTTTTTTGGTATTTTGCTTTTTTAAAAACTTTTCATCATAGCCCAAAGTTATAGCAAAGTCCCTAAGTTCATCTATGCTTAAATCCTTACTTGAAGCTTTGCCATATCTTTGATTTAAAACCCAGCGATAGCTTTCATCATCGCTTAAATTAGCATCTTTTCTTAAAGTATGAATGATTTTAATTAAGTGCTTTTTTAAAGTGTTTTGAGTATTCATTTTTTAGCCTTTAAAATTTGCTCTAGTTTTGAAGTGAATTTATCAATATTTGCATTATAAAGCTTATTTTGATTCTTTTTGTATTCTAAATAGTTTTGCTCGTAATCTTTATTTATTTTAGTTTGGCTAGGAATTTGAGTTTTAATAACAGGGCTTATTTCAATTTTATTATCAAAAATAATTTTATCTTGGTTTTTAAACATATATTCAACTAGCTTATTATAAAACTCTCCTACATTCAGTGGTTTTCTTTGCTCATCACAAAGCTCTTTATTAGCATTAATAAAATAAAGATTATCTCCACAATCAACATGCTTTAAAACAGGCTTTCCTAACTCATCATAAACAATGTTACCATCATAATATCTAAGTACAAAAGAATATGAGAAATCTCCTTTTTTTGTTTGAAAAATAAAACGATTTGAAAATGAAATGAAAAGCCATTCTAAAAAAGACTCTATATTTTTGTACCTTAAGTTTAAATCAAGCTCTGCAAAGGCGCACACAAGAGAAAGTTTTTCATAGCTTGTACCAACAAATTGCTTTTTTAACATGGTTAAATCATAGTATTTTTTAAAGCCTAATATATCTTTTGGTGTTTTGGCTTTAAAATAAAGTTTTTCTATAACCACTGCTTGAACTTCACTAATACCAAAAAGCTCTTTTAGTGCCTCTTTTGCATTATCCATTAAAACTCCTCTTCTAGCCAAGAAGCTAAAGCTTTTTGCTTATCTTTATTTTTGTATTTGTTCGCTAACTTTGGAAGCCAAGTTGAATTAAGCGCTCTTTTCCAGCATTTTAAAGGCTTTTTATTAGCCATGAGCCATCTTCCATCGTCTTGCTTATAGTAATTTATAAAGCTATCTGCTATAAAATAAGGGATAGAGCAAGAGTTTTTAGCATTAAACTCATCAATGGCTTTAATTAAATCTTCTTTGCTTGGAGGGTTAAATTTCATAACTCATCCCCAAATAAGCTTAATTCTTTGTCGTTGCTGTTTTTATTGTCAGCTTTTAAACTTTTCCAAACAAAAGTGCGACCATTCTCTCCGCCAAGCTCACTTTCCCAAAAAACACCTTTAAATTTCTCTAAAGTATTCCTTGAAAAATTATCACTCCTACTTACATCAAGAGCCGATAAAATCTCACTTGTGCTTAGGCTTTTTTCGTTTAAAAGCTTTAAAACTTTATCTATAAAAGCTTCTTCTTTATCGCTGATTTTAGCGTTTTGCAAGTCGGTGTTTTTAATATTTAGAGTTTTTGTATTGATAAAAAAGGCTTGATCTTTAATTCCTGCTCTTTCTTTTTGCACACTAAGCAATACTTCAAAGCCTTGTTCTAAGTTAGCCACTTTTTGTAAAAAATACATGCAATCACTTGAGTTTCTAATATGATTTGAGCCTTTAAAAGCTCTGCCATCTTTTGTAGAATGGTGTAAAGCCATAATGGTTGCCCCACATTCTCTTAAATTCATGAGTAAAGACATTAAAGACATCATTTTAGTATCATTATCAATATCTGCAAAATTGCGTAAAGAATCAAGTACAAATAAAACCCCTTCATAGCTTCCTGCTACGCCTTTGCCTTCAATCATTTCTAAAAGCTCATAAGCTGAAGTTTTTAAGCTTGATCTGTGAATATAAGTGAATTTGCTTTCATTTAAAATAAGTTCACCAAAACCTCTTTCATTTAAAACATTTAAAGGATTATCCATGTCAACATAAACGATGCTTTTAACCCTTGTATCTTTGCAAAGTGTTTTAGAAATGGCGGCACTTAAATAACTTTTTCCACTTCCACCATTTGCATAAATAATAGTTATTGCTTTTTTAACTAAAAAATCAGGGATTAAAAACTCTAATTTCTCGTTTAAATCTTTATTTTTTAACTTAAACTCATTTAAAAAATCCAAATTCATCTTTTTTCCTTGCTAAAACTTAATCAAGCCCATTAAATCAATGGACTTTGTTAAATTTTTTGGCTTTTTTAACATATTTCATTTTTATGTTAAAATTTTTAATATTTTTTAACATTTCAAAAGTTCAGGATTCTCGTGGATATTGCCGATAGTTTCAATAGTATATCCTTCATCTTCAACTAAATAAATTAAAGAGCCTATGTAATCTCCATTTTTTCCTTCAAAATAAAAAGTCCCTTCTTTGTGAATGCTGATTTTTGCTAAAAAGTAATCGTATAGACTTTTAACTTTAACAATATCATTCTCGTATACTTTTTTACCTTTCTTGTCATAAAGCCCTGTAAAAAGCTCTATTTCACAATCCTCTTTAAACTCAGATAACCTTGTTTTGGCTTCTTCACCATAAACATATTTTGTTTGGCATTTGCAATCCTTATTACCACAACCCTTGTGATGCTTATCCCAAACTCTAAAATCAAAATCTTGTAGTTTCATTTGTTACCTCCATTTATACTTTTTATAGTTTTTTGCCATTCCTCATCGCTTTTAAACTCATTATTAAGTTCTTTTAAAAGTTTAAGTGCTTCATCATTAGACAAATTAGAAAGAATAGCTCTTATTCTTTCTAATGGCTTGATATCCTTATGGATAATTCCAAAGAATTCCTCTTGCTCTTTTGTGCTTAAATCTTCAAAAAGTTCAGCCAAATCATGAGCATCTATATCTTCTAAATCACTCGCATCTATGCTTACATTGACATACATTTTTTATCCTTTTGTTTTAAATTAAGTTTTAAAAACTTAATCAAATCCGCCTTAGCGGACTTGTTAAATTTTTTTAAGTCTAATTTTTTGCTTTGAAGTCATTTTCTTTTTTCTTTTAAAGCTTTGCTTTTTTAGCTTAGGCTTATTTTTAAAATCAAGTTCTAAAAAGCCATTAAAATGAGCTGTTTTTGTTTTAAAAACACTATTTAAAAGTTTAAAAGTCGCTAAGGAAAGCTCTCTCATTTTTCAATCTCCAAGCTTTCAATCTTTGGCTCTATTCTAAAATTATCTTTTACCACTCTTTTAAGACCTAATTTTACCAAGGTGCTATCTTCAAGCTCAGCAATAGCATCTTTATTAAGCTCTTCTTTATAAGTAATGCAATCATTGAGTCCATAGCTTTTAAGGGCTTTGATTAAATTGTCAAATTTTTCTTTCACTCTTGGTAAGGAAACGCTTTTGCTTAAGCGATAACCAATCTTGCCAAAGGTAAATTCTTTGCTTCTTTTTTCCGCAAACTCGTGTTTATTATTTTCACAAAAGGTTGTAATACATTGCTCTACATACTTAAGCTCATCACTTAAAACTTTAATCTCTCCTGCACGCCTTTCTTTAATTTCATTACAAGCTAAAGTTACTTCTCCATTAATCTTTTCTATTTTTACACTAAGCTCTGCTACTTTTTTAAGTGCAAGATTCACATCTTCTAAATTATTTATTTGCATCTATTCTCCTTTTAAATTAAATTTTTTAATTTGATAATCCCAAAGAACCACACCATATCTTAAAAGCATTGCGTGTTTTGCTCTTTTTCTAACTATCCTTAAGCCTTTTTTTTCACGCAGTATCGTGGAGTCTTCAGGTGGATCAAGGGAGCAAGGCTCCTTGTCGCAAAAGGTGGCTTTGTCACATTGCGAAGTCAAAGAGGCAACTCCAAAATTAGCTCTTTGATACCAAGCTTTTTAGCAAGTGCTAATTCTTCTTGCATACCTTGTGAATATTTTGCATCTTTGTGAGTGCTTATATAAATATAATCACAAGCCTTTAAAAGCTCTAATCCCATTTTTAAAGCTTCTTCTCGGTGCTTTCCTTCATCTAAATAGCTAAATTGCAAAATGGGCGAAATGGGTGTAAAACCTTCACATTCACGCAAAACTTTTAAACATTCTTGCTGGGCTATGCTAATAGCCTGAGCTTTTCTTTGGCTTTCTCTTACAGCTAAAGCTTTATAAGGAGAAGCGATATAAACTAATGCCATTATTCTTTTCCTTCTTTAATTCTCTTTGCAGTGCAAATCTTGTGCTTTATACTCTCTGCGAAAAATTGCACCTAAAGAACCAAACATTAAAGACACACACATCTAAAAATCCTTGCAGATTTCCAGTCAAATTGCCTTAATTTTTGGCTCACCTCTTATTATCAACCCTTAAGTTAAAAAACTTAATTAAAGTGCCTTAATTCAAGCACTTTTGTTAAGCTTTTTCTTTAAATGAAAATTAAGAATTTTTTGTACTATATAATCAGGATAAACTCCTTTCAGAACATCTACAAAAGCATTATTTTCTTTATAATAAATACTTACACCTTTGATTTTAAAGAGGCTTCTGCTATAATCAGCTTTCTCGCCTTTAATCATTTTTGTCATTTTTTCTCTCCTTGTATTAAATTTTCTCTTTTTGCTTTTTCTTTTTTAATTAAATTAATCGTTTCAAAGATAGCTATCCATTTGTCTTTGTTTTTAGGACTCTTTAGCTTTCTAATAGCTTCAGTATAGATTTGATGAACGCGTGTCACGCTAAGATTAAGTTCTTTAGCTATCTCTTCAAAACTCATTTTTTAACCCAACATTAAAAATGATGCGGCTGCTTCTATGTGTTTGAGCTCAACCGCTTTTCCATCTGCAAATTCACAAGCTCTTTTTAAAAGCTTTTCACTTTTTCTAAAATTGCCACGAGCAAGATTAAAAACCAAATCAATTGCCTTTTTATCCTCTACATCAAAATGCTTACAAAGTGTTTTTAAGTCTTCATCTTTTAAACCTTCTTTATTTTGATAGCAAAGTCCTTTTAATTCCCACTTTGCACCAATTCTAGAGCTTAGCTGTCCATACTCGTTATAATCATTTCTGCCAATGCCTGTAAGGTTATTTTTGAGTTTTCTAGTACCTACTAAGATTAAAGCGGTGTTTGAAAAATCATAAATGCGTCTTAAGCACTCTAATGCTCTAAATGGTAAATGTTCGCTTTCATCAATGATTAAAACCTTTGAAGTTCTTGCTAACTCACTAGCAATGCCTCTAATCTTATCATCAAGCGAGCCTTTAAAGCATATATTTAACTTATTCTCAAGTCCCACTAAAAGCATTCTTTTGCTTGTTTCAGTCGTAGCTTCAAAAAGCACCACTCTTGTGCCATTTTTAGTGGCATATTCTTTAATGGCTCTGCTTTTTCCAGTCCCTGCTTCGCCAATGATTACTCCCATTTCTCTATTACTCATGGCACTCTCAATGGTTACATTAATCGCTTTTGCATCTTTAGTAGCGATAAAAGGGGTTTGAAGCTCTTTTACGCTTTTTTCTTCTACGAAGCTTTTAATATATTTTTCAAGTAAAGGTTCTACTTTTGAAGCGTATTTATAGCCACTACCTTCTTTCATATAGCCCACCATATAGCTTTTATTAATCCCTAAACGATCGGAGAGATTGTTTTGAGAGATGTTTTGGGTGCTTAAAAACTTTTTAGTAAGTTCTACTAATTGCATTTTTTATCCTTTCTCTTAACTTCACAGCGGAAGTAAATTCCGCTTTGTGAGCAGGAGCTTTGCTCCTTGCATCCACCTAAAGCCCCCGTCCCACTGAAGTGGGGGCATCTTTGTTTTAGAGCTTTATAAAAACTCTTTAAAACTTGAATTAATCAAGCTTTAAACAATTTTTAACCAGCAAAATATTTCTTTTCGACAAAAGCTTCCATATCAAACTCACTTTCATCATTTGTGATTTCTTTTTTAGCGTTTAAAATAAGCTCATCTGCATTAGCATTGTTTTTAATCTCTTCTAATTCTCTTTGAGTTTTTAAGACTTCTTTTGCAAGGGATTTTTGATGTACTTCTTTGACTTTTACGAGTGAGTTTTCAAAAGTATTTTGTAAATCTTGTAAGTCTTGCTTGATATTAAGCTTAGTAAAGGCGGCAATCTCATCTTTTTTAAGCACTTCTTTAATGGCTTTAACTTCACTTTCATAGCCTTTTTTAAGCATTTTAAAGCTTTCTTTGCTAAGTTTAGCAATACTTTCATCAAGTGCTAAGCAAAGAAAAGTACCATTTAAATCATAGATGAAAAGCTCTTTGATATTATCAATATTTTGCACACATTTAACCCTTGTGCCTACGCTTGGCATTAAAGCACTTTTATAAACTCTACTTTCAAAGTTAATGCCTTTTTTGCCCACGACCCTAAGTTCTTTATTTCCAGCGTTAAACAAAAATTCTTCATAAGATATTTTTACAATAGCTCTATCGCATGAGTTCCAAAGTTCAAGTGGAGTTTTAACGCCTTTTTTGCGGCGAACTTTGCTCATGTTCCACTTGATCACTTCAGCTTCCAAAAGCTCACAAGCTTCGCTGAAGGTGTGAAGGAGTTTTTGATTAGTTTTTTTAGCAAAGCCGTATTCATCTTTAGCTTTTCTTTCTTTCTTAGGAGTTTTTTGCTCTATCATTTCTCTTTTAGCTAAGCTATTTCCAATGTGACCGTGCATTTGAGATAATCTAGCTCTTTGAAGTGTTCCAAAACGCCTTTCAACTAAAGCTTTTTGCTCTCCTGCGTAAGCAATAGCTGCATCATAGCTTATATTAAGACTATCAAGTAAGCTTTGAAAATCTTTTGAAAGATAATCTTTACCATTATCGCCTTTTATCATATCAGGCTTACCAAACTTATCTATGGCTTTCCATAAAAGTCTAGTTAGGCTTAAAGAGTTTGATTTTCCTACTAAGGTAGCTACTCCCATGCCACTAAAGACATCAACGACACTTAAGATGTGTGGGCGGAAAGGCTCTAGTGTTTCATCATCTCTTACTATAAAATCAGCTGGAGAGCTATCGATTTGCCAACACATGTTTTTCATGTCATAAAGCTCTCTTTGATTACCTTGTGCAGGTAGAAACTTACTTTTTGCTTTATCTAAACCTTGAGTAATAATGCAATGTTCTAATGGTTTATCTTTGTAGTAGTTTTTAATAAAGTTTTGCAAGGTTTTTACACTAAAAAGCGGTTTTACCTCTCCTAAATCAAAACCTATAAAATCATAATTTTCTTTAGTGGCTGCTTCTTTATGGATTTGCCACCAAAGTTCAGTGAAATTAAATCCACCTGCTGCAAAGGTGCGATATTCTCTTAAAGCGTATTCTTGCATCCAAGTGCTAAGTTTAGTTTTATCTTTGCGGTGAAGTCCGCGAGTGTCGATAAGACCTAGAATGCCATTTTCTTTATATGCTTTGCGAATTCTTTCATAAAATCTTCTGTTAATCTTTTCTATTTTTAAAGTACGAGCAATGCTTAAACCACCTTCAATATATTTTTCTACTTGTTTAAGTAATTTTACTTTACTTTTCGCATCTTCTTTAAGTTCATCGCTTAAATTTTCAAATTTTAAATTTAAAACAGCCAAATCATCATTTATTTTTGACTCTGCTAAATTTAAATTACTAGTTTTTAAACTATTATTTATAGTTTTTAAATTATCGGTAGTAATAATTTCGCTCAATTTAACTTTTTGCATTTTCTCATCATAAATTAAAGTATTTTTACTGATTAATTCTTGGTTAAAGGCGGTTAAAAGCTCATCTTTACTGATTTTAAATAGTAGTTTTTTACCACCGCGTCCACCTTTTTCGTTATCCACTTTTAACCACTCATATTTATTTGAGTTTCTACTTACTGCAAGCCTCAAAGCTCCTGTGCTTACATTAAAAGTTTGTGCGGCTTCTTTGGTTTCTAAGAAGTAACTCATGAACAAGCCCTAGGCATTTCATCAATGATTTTAAGCTCAAAAAGCTTCTCATAAACAGCTTTTGTGTTAGTTTTTGCTTTGTATTTTTCAGAATAAAGTCCATTAACTACACGAAATAAACTCATATAGTGAAGATTATGTTTTTGAGCAAATTTTTTAAGATTGATACCATTATCTTCAAAGTATTGTTTTAACAA